GGATGCCGAGCGACACCGTCGCGGTGGCCACCGAATCCACATCCCCGCCGACGGCGCCCGGCGCGATTGCGGCGGTCCCCGTCCAGGTGGTCGACCCGACTCCCGGTGTCATCCCCGTGGTATCGTCCGCGTTCAGCACGAAATCGACCGTCTGCCCCTTGTGGTCGAACAGGTAGCGAGATAGCGACGTCTCCGCGCTCCAGTCCTGCGCGTAGGTGAGCTCCAGGGTCCAGGTCGTCGCCTGCGGGAACGTGTAGACCGCGCCGGTCTTCAACGCCGGCCAGGCTGTGATCCCGTTCGATGGGGTGATGGTGGCAGTCGAGACCGCCTTCGCAAAGTCATCCGTTGCGAACGAGATGATCGAGTTCCGCATGATGAACGGACGCGCGTCGATGACGGTCATGATTACTGCTCCTTCCGAGCGATGTTCCAGCAGGTGATGTCGTAGGCGAGCCCTCCGGATGTGGAGAGCACCTTGTCGGCGGTCGACCAGGCGAACCAGTCGAGCTCGTCGAGGTCGCCGAGCAGGGACGGGATGAAGTCGTCCAGCTCCTCCTCTGCGACGGTCGGGTCGGTGGCGGGTGAGATGACGGTGAGCACGTAGTTCACCCGGTACGCGGTGCGCGGCGCCTGCTCGAGCGGGAGCAGGGCGAGCTGCTTGAACATGACCGTGATCCGATCGGGGATGTCCATGTTGTCCTGGTAGGGGATGACGTGGACGTCGGGGCCGACCGCGTCGGCGATCACGGCGAGCAGGTCGTCGCGGATGCTCATACGACCACCGGCTTCGCACGCCGTGGCCGGATCATCTTCTGCACTTTCGGGGTGAGGTCGACCGGGGCGAACGCGAACGGCTCGTCGCCGATGCCCTGATAGGCGGGGTCCTGCTTGACGCCGTTCCAGATGTTGCGGGCCTGGGAGAGCTGCGCGAGCCGGTAGTTGTTCGGCACTTCGCCGGGGACTGGCTCGACGACGAGCCCGCCGTCCTGGACGATCCCACTGATCCCGGCGATCGCGTCGGCGATGCGCTGCGGCCCGTAGTCGAGGACCTGCTGCTGCGCCATGTCGAGCAGCATCTGCAGGTAGTCATCGTCGGCGGGCGCGTCACGCCACCAGTCGCGCGCCTCGTCGATCGTGATCCAGCCGGCCATTGCCGCGTCCTCTCGGGTGGAGCCCCGGCCGCCGGCGCTTTGGGTCGCCGACGACCGGGAGCCTCGCTACTTCTTCGTCGAGCGAGCCTCAGCCGTGGCGGCCTCGTCCGCGGCCGTGATCGTGACGGTGCCCTTCACCACGGCGGCCGGGTACGTGACTCCGACGCTGATGTAGCCGAACAGCGTTTCGTCGATGCCGCCGAGGTCGCTGTGAATCGCGGAGACACGGATCGGCGATCCGGGCAGCTCCCACGCGGTGGCTGCTTCCTTCGCGCCGACGAGCACCTGACCCGCGGTGAGCCGCGCGTCGGGGACGATCGTGAACCCGGTGCCGGTCACCTCGTTGAGGTTCGCGACGCCATCGAAGTACTCCAGCGCCGTTGAGTGAGGCGTGCCGAGGATGTCGCGGAACACGTTCGGGGCGACCACGGCGAACGACGGTGTGGCCTGCGCTGCGACCACAGCGAGCGCCCCGTCGATCACGGCGAAGAGGCCCTTGTTCGCGGTGGCCGTGCCGGGCGTGAACGCGGCCGCGCCGGCGAGCAGCTGCGTGAGCGCGTACTGGTCGGACACGACGGCGTAGGAGTCGACCATGGCCTGGATGTAGGAATCGACGATCTCCTGACCGCCGGGCAGGTCGTAGTACTCCCTGGCGAGGTCGTTTCCGCCAGCTATGCGCTGCGTGAAGAATTCCTTCTGCGCGACGACCGGAGCGGTCGACGGGACGGCCGACTTGTTGCCTGCCCAGGCGGCCATCGCCGGTTTGGTCGTCCACACCCATCCGTAGTTGCGGATGCCGGTCAGGGTGCCCTGGCTGAGCAGCGGGACGATGGTGCGCTGGAAGTGCCGACCAGCCCACAGCTCGCCCAGCCAGCCGGAGGGAAGCCCGGCGTCGGCGGCGAGCCCGCCCGCGGTGTCGTATTTGACGTTGGTCAGCGCGAACATGCCCGCATCGCTTGCCGACGCGATGTAGGGCGAGAGCGCGGACCTGTCGCCGGTCGCTTGCGCCTGGTGCCTGGCGGCGAAGAAGCCGGCCTTGGTGAGTGTGGGAGCCTCGGTCTTACGCCGGGCTGCCAGCATGGTTGCGGGTGCCGTTGCCTCAGCCACAGCGTCCTCCTCTTCCTTGTCCGGCTCTTCGTCCGGCTCTTCGTCCGGCTCGGCGGGTGCCGGGTCGGTCTCGTCGGGCTCGTCGCCCTCGGTGTCTTCTTCGTCCTCGTCGTCGTCTTCGGTGACGTCGCCGATCGCGAACAGGCCGGCGCTCGCCCAGGCGCCCTCGGTGACCAGCGCGGCGCCGGTGAGGGTGGCTGTGCCGTAGTCGCCGCGGGTTCGGATGTCTTTCAGCTCGGGGCTGAGTCTGACCAGGTTCCCGTGGTCGGCGAGCCAGGCGTCGCCGTCTTCGGTGTCCGCGATGGTGAACTCGCTGAACAGTCCCTGGCCGACAGGCTCGGCCTTCGTCAGCCGGCCGATTGGGCTGAATCGGTCATGCTGCTTGTTGAGGGTCACGATGGTGACGTCGCGCGGGATGCGGACGTCGCCGGCCCTGAACTTCATCGGCTTGTTCCCGGTCTGGGAGATGCGGGACAGCTCCTCCCACGGGACCAGGATGCCGCGGACGGTGCGGGCGGCCCGGTCGACGGTGAACAGGCCGAACTCTTGTTCGGTCACGGGATGACCTCCTCTGGAAGCGCCACGACGCTCGCGGCGTCGGTCGGGATGGGAGCGTCGATCGACGCGATGTTGGTTACGATCGGGCCGGGGCCGGCGGTGAGGCCGCGGGTCCAGTCGAACCGGACACGGCGGCCGCGGACGGTGACGTCGCCGCGGGACAGCCGATCCTCGATTGGTCGCGCCCAGTAGGGAATGGTCAGCGTGTCGAGGCTGGACGCCTGACCTTCCTGGGTGACGTAGGTGAGCGACGCGGTCGCGGTGGTGGCGTCGAGCAGCGAGCCGGGGATCTGGAAGAACGCGGCGACGTCGAGGCGGGCCGAGTTGCGGGCCTGGATGAACATGTCTGGTGAGTACTGGCCGAGCGCGCGCGCTTCGATCGTGTTCGGTGTGTACGCGATCCCGCCGTTCTCATCCGCGCGGGCGCGGGCCCAGGCGTCCACGACCTCCTGGGCTTCGTCCTGTTCGATGCCGGACTCGATGGTCTCGTGCAGCTCGAGCATGGGGATCGGGTTCTTCGCCCGCTGCACCCAGGCCTTCTCCAGCTCAACCGAGCCGGTGAGGGTGCGGGTCGCGACGGTGAGCAGCCCCTCGGATGCGGCCCGGATGAGGATCACTTCCTGGTCGTCAGCCGGCATGAAGTGGCCGTCCTCGTCGAGCACGCAGATCCGGCCGAGCTCGTCGACCTCCCAGGCATCGAACGGGATGTGCCAAGCGGCGAGGATCGGGTTCAGCCCGGTCGGGTTCACACCCCGTTCGGTGCCCCACAGTGACCAGCCGTAGAAAATGTGGTCGTCGATCGTGTCGACCATCCGTTCCCACGGTCCCTGCTGCGGATCGGGAATGTCGGTCAGCCACGCCGGCTGCGGGTCGGTGGGTACGTCGCCTTTGTAGTCGACGAGCGGGACGTCGGCGATCAGGGACAGGATGATGCCGCGGGCGCGGGACACGCCGGGGATCGTCATCGCCTGTTGCCGGTTCATCATCGGCAGGGCGAGACCGAACAGGTCGTTCCACAGGAGCGGGGACAGCGACCCGGTCTGGAACGGGCTGCGCATCGCCACCCGGCCGCGGGATGAGCGCGGGTCGGCGATGGTAGCATCACCGCTGCGCTCGAGCCAGGCCGCGGTGGCGAGGTTCTTGCGGAGGCCCATGCGGCTTACACTACGGAAAACCGCAGATCAGCAGGGGAATTCTCCGGGCGTGCTCTCCCTCCCGATTACGAAGCGCGCGCCGTGAGGATCGTCGACCGGGCGGGCTTGCGGTCGAGGGTCATGTCCCAGTTGCGTAGCGCCCTCGAGGCGGCGTCGAGGCAGGCGATGTCGGTGCCGGATTGCATCGGCGTCCAGGTCCATTGCGCGGTGTCGCCGGAGTCCCGTTTCGAGGCGGCGGCCGCGGCCGTGTCGAGCCCGATCTGTCCGAAGTGCTTCAGCTTGCCGCGCTCGAGCTCGCGGAGAAACTGGATCGCGCCGGCGGAGATGTCTGGCCACTGTTGCTTCTGCAGCAGACGCTCGGGGATGCCGAACCGGAGCGCTTCGGTGCGGGTCGCGGTGGCTTCCTTGTCGCGGACGTCGTAGGCGACGGTGGACCGCCGGTAGGTGGAGGTCAGGTGTTTGATGCGCTCGGGGATCCACCGGGTGCCGGGTCGGTGGTCGACTACTTCGACGTAGCCGATCCCTTGCGCGTCGCGCCAGGCGGCGACGATCGCGGCCGCGGACCCGCCGGGGCGGATCGCGAGCCCGAAGGTGAGCAGGTCCGGCTTCGGGATCTTCTGCTCGAGGCGGGCGTCGTTCCACAGCTGAACGGGGATCGCACGGTTCGTGAACGTCTCCGGCCACAGCGACAGGTACTCACGAGCCCACTCGGGCCTGGGGAGCTCGTTCCACTGGGCTCGCATCTGCTCGAGCGTGGTCAGGGTGCCGATACCGGGGTGCACCGTCTTGAGGATCTTCATCGCGGACGGCAGCTTCTCGACGAGCGCCCACGCGGTCGACGGCGGAGCGGCGTAGTCGAGGATGCCGACGTCGGGGTCGCCGGCGCGGCCGCGCTCGAGCAGGTCCCAGAACATCCCGGCGCGAACCTCGCCCGCGGTGCCGGACACGATGATCGACGCGCCGGGGCGGGTGTCCTGCAGCGGGCGGATGCCGGCCAGCAGCTCGTCGCCGTTCTCCGGTGCGATCTCCTGCGCCTCGTCGATCCAGGACACGTCGGACGCGGCGCCACGGAAGTTCGCGGCCTTCGGCGGGATGTGCTTGAACGTCGACCCGTTCTCGAACACAATCCCGGTGTCCACGTTGCCGCGGAGGATGCGGAACCCGCGTCCGGTCGGCGTGTGCTCCTCGGCCGGCGCGAGCTCGGCACCGAACAGGGCTTCCTGCCGCTGCAAGTACTTCGGCCGGGCGCGCGGCCGGCCACGCATCCAGGGCGGCAGGTCGAGGTCGTCGGGCGGGCTGATCGCCTCGAGCACGGCAGCCCACTCACGGAACTGCCGCATCCCGGCCACACCGGACTGTGCCGTATACGTGACCTTGTAGTTGGGCCTCGAGGCGCACCGGCCGAGCAGGACCAGGAAGATCGACGTCGACTTCGACGTGCGGCGCGGCATCTCGATCGCGAACGTGCGACGGCGGGTCGCGAGCGTGTCAGCGATCTGCAGCTGCTGCGGATGCACGGTCTGTCCGGGCAGGTCAAAGCCCATGAGCGAAACCCCACGGGCGAACTCGGCTCGATCATCGGGAGACACGGCATAGCCCGAGTGAGACGTTGGCGAAATTCCCTGATCACGCCGCGTTTCCCAGTCGAAACCGGGATAAAAATCCCTAC